CACCATGTGGTCCGTATACATCATCACTTGGATTGTCAAAGACTGGAACTCCGAACTGGTCAATAAATCCTTCATAGTTCCATTCCATTGGGATAAACAAAGAATATAAACCAGACTTTGTTTGTCCATTCCTATTTCGCTTAGTAACATCTGAGTCTCCATACAGTTTCTTAAAGTTATCGCCACCTTTGTCTAGCGCATTGGAGGTTGACCCCATCATACACTTACCAACTATTCTACCACCTAACCTCAAACAGGTTTTGGTAACTCTCCAGTTGTTAAGGATATTGTCTGGCCTCTCCCACTTACCACTCTCATCGTGGACTAATAGAGAAAGCTTTTCCCCATCGTAACTGTTATCACCAGTGTTCTTCCAGTCAATGGTAGTATCAAGACCTTCCATGTCGTCTTGTTCTTCGTGAACCCCCATTTTTCTACGGGTGAACTTCTTAGCTGGGATACGATAGGCTAGCTCTGACTTCGGGCGATCCATACCGTCTTGGATTGGTTTGAAAAAGAAAGGATAATTAATACTTATTGGTACTATTTTATCTGTAAACATTTTCTTCGCATCACCACCACTCTTGGATAACACCCCAAATCTACTATCACTTGCTAAGGTGGCTAAATTAACGGTTTCAGCCGAACTCATGAAAGAAAAACCTGAACGTCTATTCTTTAAATAACACATACCATAGCAGCGTTGATCAGCTTTGCAAGCCTCCCAAAATATAAAGAAAAGCCTATTGGCTTCTCTAAAGTCTGGAGCCCCAACATCTATCTTACTCCATTGCAGGTACATATAGTAACTACCAGGAATCCAAGTCGGATCACCATTGTTCATAAACCAAAAGCCATTATCTCTTCTCTTGAACTCTTCGTCTATGTATTTATAATGTAATTCTTTAAATTCTTTAGGGTAAGTGTCCCAGTCAAACCTAGTTTTAATCTTATTAAAAGCTGAGTTAGGTTCAAACCTTCTCCACTTCTGTTCTTTCTTTTCTTTAGAGCAACTAAAAACTTCTTTAGGCGCTTTAGGTAAAGCTACTCTCAAACCTTGTATCTCTACTATCTCACCTATCTCACCGCTCTTAGACACAACTACAACATCACTTTCCTTATCGTAGCCATACTTCCACTTCTTACCCTTATTCAATCTCTTGATAGTGGTAAGCTTAACTGGTTCTACTATTTTATAAAGCGTTTGTTCGTACATTATTTACTCCTCCCTTCTGCGAACCCTTGGAACTTAGGTTTATTTAGATCTTGCTTTGATTTCTCTAGATCTTTAATAACTCTCTCCTCTTCCTCAATTCGGTTTAGTATTTCAAAAGCATCGAATATAGCCAACTTCTTTGTAGCTGCAGCGTTCTTAAGTCTATCCGCTGATATATCGTCGTCGGAATCTACAATAGCTTCCTTAGCTACTTTGATTAGCTCTTCAACTGCTTTATGCCCAGCTTGGATTATACTCTTCTTCGTTTCCTTTATATTCATACTCAATTGTAATAAAACTATTCATAACTCTGTATAACCTCTCTCCATCTACAACGAATTCAAATTCGCTACTCGGTCTGAACCCTACTAGTTGTGTAGGTAGAAATCTGCCATCAGAGTATTTAACTATACCCATCAACGGTTGCTCAGGTTCCAGAGAGAAATTGTCCTTGTTCTTCAAGGGCTTTACAAAAGTAAAACCGTTAACACATTCCCAAGATAAATTCTTATACATGTATATCTGATCAGGTGAAGCTAGATATTCTCCTTCGTTCAAGAAGCCTCTACTATTCTTCTCAATACCTTTAACATTATGCCATCTTCTAAAGATGTTATGATGTACTATCACCTCCTGTCCTTCTTGTAGGTTATGTACATTATCAATAGGAGTAGAGATAATAATAGCTTTACGGTTAATATATCCATGATTAAATACCTCCGTGTTTAATATTAAGCTCTTACCATCTCCTACTTCTACAGAGTTGTTGTACCTCTCACCTAGAGGTTTTATTATATAATCATATAAAGGTTTCATTAGTACTCTAGATCATATTCCACTGATATAGCCATATTCTTGTTAAAGTCTTTCCAAGGTATAACTATATCCTTCTTTCGTATATAAATAGAGTACTTAGTCTCTTCCTCTAATATATCACATATCGTATGACCACCATAGACGTTCTGACCAACAGAGTAATGCATAGCATCATTCTTATAGTCTTTACCTATAGTAATCTTTCTAATTACGTGACTATCCATTTGTAGGGTAGTTAATTGTACCATCAGCTAAGTCTACGTCAAAAGTGCCATACTCCTTGCTGAAAGCATTTTGTAGCTCAACAATCTTAGACTGTATACTAGCCTGTTGGTGGATTAACTCATGCTTCTGAGCTTCTAACGCACCCACCCGAAATTGAATAGCGTTGTTGTCATTAACTATAGACTGTAAGTTCTTTAACTGCTCTTCAGTAATCTTCTCTGCTTTAGGTTTTAAATCAACCATTTTTTCTTTTGCCATAATTTAATTTAATTTACTTTTTTGTTTTCTCTAGTGAACGTCCTCCGAAGTAGGCTCCTATCACCGTTATTAATACTAGTTGTAATAGATCAGTCCACTTAGCTTCTACATTAAAAGATATAGCTCCAGCGTCAATGAATATCATTAATACTGTTGATACAACTAGAAATATAAGTACTAGTGGTCTAACATTTTTAGATAACCAAGAGTCGGACTTCATGTCAGCCTCCCACCTATTGGTTACTTGCTTCTGCATTTCTAACTCGTGGTTAGATATTAATTGTTTGATCTTTTGCTGAGCAGCTAACTTCTCTTCCTTAGATGTAGTTAAGTTGTCTAGAACTCCACCTACACTCTTAATTAGCTCACTAGCTCCAGATGATAATACTTTCTGTAGTAATCCCATTATCTATCTTTATCTTTAATCATATCGTCTATAGATTTATTCATAACCTTGTCCGTGTATGATTTGTTATTATAGTAAGGATTTGTTATCGACGTAGGTATATCTTCCTCACCTAGTAGTATTCTATATATCCTACTTATAAGATGATTACATTTAAACGATGTTTTGTAAACCGTGTACTTCATCGTTGTGCGGTTTCTCTGTCTCCAAACATCTATCCACCCTGCTCTCCTTAATCTCTCCCACCGGTGTTTATCCCAAGTGTAAGCATATACTCCGTTGATGAAATCATCTCTAGTGAATCTGTTTAGACAATTCAAATATATCAACAACTCTAAGTCAGCATCTTTTATATCGTTAGCTTTGCACGCCCATTTCCGAACCAATCTATAGTACTTGAGGAAATGAGAGTCTTTAAGATCTTGAGCTGTTATGTTCCTAATCATTCTGCAAGGACTACATCTCTGAGTTTAATAACTTTGTATAACAAACCATCATAAGATATATCATGACCCGCATGCTGGTCGTACATAACCACTGAGCCTTCTTTGATTAGTTCAGCTAAGTTACCTACAGAAACTACTTTAGCTTTCTTATATCTATTATCTGTATCTGTGTCGTCGGTAAGTAAAAGACCACCTGAGGTTTTCTTTTCCTCTTTGATTGGCTCTACAACTATATAATCATTAACTGCTTTCATTTACTCTTATGTTTGAGATTACACAATCAGCTGACATTATAGTTAAAGCTACAGATACTGCATTCTTCAAGGCAGTCTTCGTTACTAGCACTGGGTCTACAATACCAGCTCGAACCATATCAACACATTCACCAGTCACCACGTTGATACCTGTGCCAACAGCACCATCAGTGGCTAACATGCTTAGTCCAGCATTATCTAATATAGTATTATACGGAGCTTTAATAGCTTTGAGCAATACTTCTCCGGCTTGTCCGGAGAGAATTTTTTGAGAAGCATCAAGGAGGGCAACTCCACCCCCTGGGACTATCCCTTCTTTCAGTGCAGCCTTCGTAGCATAGATAGCATCTTCCACTCTATCTTTCTTTTCCTTAAGCTCTACCTTGGAATCAGCTCCAACCTTTACAACACCTACACTACCTGATAAAGTAGCTAACCTTTGCTCTAGCTTCTTCTTAATAAAACCGTTTTTCTCCTCAGTGATCTTAGCTTTAACCTCGACTATTCTTTCTAGTACAGCATTGCTAGTACCATCAAGAGTAATCGTAGTATTCTTATCATCTGTTACAGAAAATTCAACCTCACCTAAGTGCTCAACTGTTATAAGGTCAAGATCATCTCCTAACTCTTCATTGATAACTGTAGAACCTGTTAAGATAGACAAATCCTCTATAGCGTCCATACGTGTAGGACCGAAACCAGGTGGGTCTACGATGTTCACTTTAATATTACCCTTAACTTTATTCATCAGTAATGCCGATTTAACCTGCTGTGCTACTGGGGCTACAATAAGTAATGAGCGGTTATTCTTGA